ATTCGTAGAGTATCACCAATCAAATCTGTTTCTTATTTTGAGTATGAACTCAACAAAAATGATGAGAAAAGAAATATAAACGTTATTGATAAAGAGTTCGTTCCTGTCGTGATTAAAGACTTTGAAAATATTATGAAATATGGTCAATCTTCGCAGTTTGTCACAACTGATTTGAAGAAGACAGAGAATATTCGGATTACTGGGTAACCATATACCGCGCAGTATATGGCTAAAAAAACTGGGGCGACCCTGGCGGGTCAAAAAGCCCCAGAAATTTTTTTCACACTATTTTTGAAAAACGATAACGATTTCGTTGGCCGTCACTCTTCAGCTAGTTTTTGGAAGTAGGACAACGCATCATCCTCATCCTCATCAACACCTGCAGCAACAGCAACAGGTTGACGACTCACACTGTTGAGTTTGTTACTCAGTTCTTCATCTAGATCCTTTACAGGACCACGGAAGTCGTCTTCGTCTCCAACCTCTTCATCCACGCGAGAACGTGTGGGTGCAGCGCCTAGAACGTTATCAAGACGTTTCTTCAGGTCATCATAGGACTTAAACTGACTGTCAGCAACAAGTTCTTGAAGAGAGAACTGTTTCTTCCAGAGAACTTCAAGTGCAAGATCATCACCCTCCAGAAGTGGGGATGGGCGTGAGAACTCTGAACTATCGTAATTCCAGAAACCAGCAACCTTCTTGATCTTCAGTTTGAAGTCAGCACCAGCCCAGAAATCAAATGGGTTGATGGGATCTTCATCTTCAAATTCTGGTTGCATTGCAGCCATCACTTTGTCAAAGATCTTCTTACCATACTTGTAGAGAAAGACCTTCCCTTCATTTTCAGGATTGGAAGGATCCTTCACAACATAGACGTTAGAGTAGTAAGACAGTTTACGTTTTTGTTTACGTGCGGTTTCTTTATCTGCGTCGGAACCAGTATTCCAGAGACGCGAGTTGAACTCTGATACGGGGTCTTTGTGACCCAGAGTAGTAAGAGAGTTCTCAATATACCAACCACCAGGGCCTTGGAAAGCGTGAGAATACATCTTCACCCAGGGGAGATCTTCTCCATCAGGTGCAGGAAGAAAACGGAGTACAGCGTAACCGTTACCCGACTTATCTACCTCAGGCTTCCAAAGACGATCATCTCCACTCTGAGGAGAATTCATCTTTTCGACTTCTTTTACAAGTTTAGAAGTCAGGGAACCAAGTTTGGATTGTTTCTTTAGATCGGCAAAGGACATTTGGATACCTCGGATTTTGTAAGATTTGGCCTTTATTGGCCATCTGGTGCTGATCACCAGTGGCGATATCGACAACATAAATGATACTTGGGAATGAACTACTTGTCAAGACCCTTTTCCACCATTTTACGAAGATTTTGAATAGTCAGATGCATATTGTTGAACAGATTACCAGGATCCACCTCACTAGGAAAACCAAGCATCTTAGATGCGTCGATGATGTTCTCTTTAATCTGTTGTGCTTCAGGGTCTTCGGAGAGACAGACTCTTGTATACATAATCTTTTGTTTTTCAAGGAGAGTTTCTAACTTCTCCAGATGTTGATATTGATCCTTTGTTGACATAGAGGGAAACTTCATTGCATCTTTGAAGATCTCCTCCTGCAGTTCGTTGATCTCAACGAGACCCGCACGAACCAATTCACTTTGTAAAAAACTCATTGGATTTTCTCCTTCAGGATCTTTCTATATCGAAGCACATCAATATTTAGAAAGGGGCTGTACTTCTTTATTTTCAGGGAAACCGTACTCCACACTGGATCTAACAGCCTCTTGTCCAGATGTTGTGCAAAGCCTAGAATCTTATCTAAAATAATAAGTGTCTCTAATGAAATATCTTTTCTTAGATAAGATTTCAATATTTTCGGGTGTTGACCTTGAGTATGGAAGTAACTGTCGAAATTATCTCTTGTAAAGATTCTTTCAACTTCGTCTCCGAAAAGGTAGGACAAAGATTGATTCCTTCTTTGCCACTCTTTGAAGTTTGTTTCTCCATTCTGAATAATTTCACCTATCCACATTTTACCAGGGTCTTCACAAGATATGAAGTTTGCAATAAAGTAGTTTACAATTTCATCATCATCTTTTTTACGGGACATTCTTTCAAAAAAATATCTGTCGCGTCTTTTGTTAAAAGAATCGACAGATGCACGGGTCTTTCCACCATACTTAATGAAATCATACTTCTCTCTGGTGAAGTGATTTTTCATTCCCAAGTAGGTGGTATAGACTTCAAATGGCGTCACTTTCATCACGATGTCAAAATTTTAAAACCTTCATTATTAAGGGAACGAATACCCACACTCTGTTTCATTTTGTTGCCATTCATTAGTTGTGATACATGAGCGATAATAAAATCATCAGCATCTACATCATGAATAGCAATGTAATCAAATTCCGTACCTCTATAATCACCCGTGCATTTGTTACGTTTTCTCCTTAAATCCATATTGAAAGGGTTATATTTTTTGTTTGGAGTGTGACGTTTGACTTGAATACGAACCCCAGTTTTTTCAATTTTATAGTCCCATCCATAATCAATGGTTGGTTCTAACAGTTGCATCTGTTCATCATCGACAAATTCATAATATCTAGCTGCAAATAATTTTTCACTTGCAATACCTTTTAATCTATGTGAAGTCATAATTACAGTGGCAATCGAGCGCGAGATGTACGTTTCAAAAAATTCAATTCTATAGCTTCGGCTTTGATTTTCTCTTTGAGAGGTTTACTAATCAACTTTGCAACCGACTCTACTTCAATCTTGTGATGATCACAATAGTGAACAATCGCGTCAATATAATTCAGATCGTCATTATCACGAACTAGTTCTTCGATATCTTTTGTGAATTTGGTTTGACAAAGAAACTTTTCTTTGAGCACCTTGTCCAGGTCTTTATTCATTGGGGAGATTGTAAGTAACAAATTCTTTAATGTATCGAACTAACAACTTAATATACTCGTCTTTGTTTCTTTTGTCAAACACTTTGACTTCTCCAGAGGGAGTTGTCATAATTGTGATGAGTTTCTTGACTGGTATCTCAGTCATCTCATAGTACATACAGGCGTAAGCCGTTTCCTGTACGAAATAATTTTCTAACCAACTTTCTGGTTTAATTTTGTCTGAAGTTTTAAAGTCAATGACAGCAAGCTCTCCGTCATACTCCGCAATACAATCAACACGGCCAGCAATACCGAAATACTCAGAATAAAGGGTACGCTCAATAGCATGGATATGATTAATCTTATCAAGGTACGGTTTGGCGGAGTGGAACATAAACTGGGTTGCTGGGAGGTGGTTATCCCAATCGATTTCTCCACCTTCAAGATACGACTGCGCTGCCTCATGAAAATCAGTTCCTCTAGTTGTGGCTTTCTTTGTGATACGATTCGCCTCTTCAATACCAACTTTCTTTCTCCAATTGATAAAAATTTGACGGTTGTAGAAAGAGGTGACTGAAGTGATCGACGGCACCCAGTCACCAGTTGGTAGTTGATAGAAACGACAGTTGTTGGTTTCTTTCTTCTCTAGTTCGATCTCACCTAGAAAATTATGATATGTTCTTTGCATTAGAGACCAAGAGCTATCTTCTTCATAATGTATTCACGGACAAGACCAGAGCGAACGATGTCCTCAACACCGAACTCAACCATCTCAAAAGTTTCATTCATCTGTTCAATAATCTTCATAAAATCAAGAATGCCGTTGCGTTCATAAGTCTTGGTCAAGTCAGTTTGAGATGCATCACCACAGAAAATGATTCGTGAATTCTCACCTACACGGGTAATAATACTATCAAGTTCGTGAAAATTCAAGTTCTGAGCCTCATCAATCAGAAGAATCGAGTCATCAAATGTTGTACCACGCAGAAATGATGTGGACCAGAATGAGATTGTCTCTTGTGACTTCAGATTTCCATACAACATTTCAAAGTCTGCATCTGTAGGCATCTCAAACATATACTTCACCATATTCTTGTAGGGAATCTGATAAAGTGCAGACTTATCTTCGTGATCACCAGGAAGGAATCCTATCTCACGTGTGGCCACCAGAGATCTTACGATGTAAATCTTTTTGTAGGGCGTGTATTCGTCAAGAACATCTTGAAGTGCAAGATAAAGAGCCACAAAAGTTTTACCTGTGCCTGCACACCCGTAGGTAAAAATGTTTTTACCCTGTTTGTATGCATCAAAAAGTCTCTGTTGATTTGGTGTAAGA